CTGGTGGTTTAGATCCCAATCAACATTCCATCTTGGCGCAGGTATTAAATACTTTGAACCAGCACAGGATGAGTCACTTCGTTTCCAGTATACAGAGTCTAAAGGTGTAGATGTCTTTACTAAAGGACAAGTTACTCTACTAAATAGCACTGCTAGTTTTTATTCAGGTGCAGCACCTGCTCAACTAATAGGTGTTAATGATGGTACTGATGACTGTATCTTCTTTACAGATGGTACAGCTTTAAAGAAACAAGCATCATCTGCTGGTTCACCTACTACTATTTCTCAGGCTGGTACACCAGCTACTATCTTTAGTCTTACTACTAATGGCTCTAGTTATTACTTTATTAATGGTACCCACGTTCACAAAGGTTCAGTTGGTGCTACACCAGCCGATGCTGAAATTTATAATGCTTCCGGTACTACTCGTGCAACAATCCGCTATGTAAAGCAACGTCTTATTGCTGCTATCGGTCCTGTTATCTATGAATTAGATGCCACAAGGACCTCTTCTACAGGATTACCTACTGCATTTTATACCCATCCTAACTCATCTTGGGTATGGTCTTCTATATCAGAGGGACCTGGTGCTATCTACATATCAGGATATGATCCTAATGGAACATCCTCATCTGTTTTTAAAATTGTCTTAGATGTAACAAGTTCTAACTCATTAGGTTTCCCAACCCTTGAAACACCTACAGTTATTATTGATCTACCAGAGGGTGAGCGCATCAATGACTTTGATGTATACCTTGGCACATATGCAGTCCTTGCAACTAATAAAGGATTTAGAGTAGGCGTATCAGATACTAACGGTAACATCCAGTATGGTCCTTTATTATTTGATCAAGCTGCTTGTAACTCAATAGCATTTAAAGATCGCTTTGCTTATATTGCAACCACTATTGATGGTGAAGCAGGACTAGTAAAAGTAGATTTATCTACAACTGTGATAGCTAATAGCCTAGTATTTCCTTGGGCTTGGGATCTAGTAGCAAGTGGTGTCGCTGCTGCATCTAGTCAGGTAGCCTTCTTTGGTAATACAGATAGAGCAGCATTTACTTCTGGTAATGTTATCTACGCTGAGTCCACTACTGATAAGGTAACAAGTGGTTACTTACAAACAGGTTTCATACGATATAACACATTAGAGAATAAATTATTTAAACTTCTTAATCCTAGAATAGATACCACAAATGGTGCTATAACTATTAAGTCTATTGATTATGCAGATACTGAATACAACATAGGTGGTTTTGCTCAAGGTGCTGCGACTAGTGAACTAGGTGTGCCTTATCCTAACTCAGCGCAAGAGTATCTTGCTTTTAAATTTACTATGTCCAGATCATCAACTGATGCAACTAAGGGTCCACTATTTACTGGATACCAATTAAAGTCTTTACCTGCTGTACCTCGCCAGAGAATAATCCAATACCCTTTGTTCTGTTATGACCACGAGAGCGATAACTTAGGTGTTGAGGTGGGCTATGAAGGTTCAGCCTATGATCGGTTGAGTCAACTAGAAACGATAGAAAATGTAGGAGACACCATCAGAGTAGAAGACTTTAGAACTGGTGAGTCATACATTGGATTAATTGAAGAGCTTGACTTTATAAACAGAACCCCAAGTGATAGAAGATTCTCCGGATACGGTGGATTATTAATCGCTACTATTAGATTGATATGATGATATGACACCTAACGAATGGGCAGGAATAGCAGTAGCGGTAACTACATTAGTAGGAACATTAGCTATGACAGTCAGACACCTTGTAAAGCATTACCTATCCGAACTTCGCCCCAATGGAGGCTCAAGTGTCAAGGACCAGGTCAATCGGCTGGAAGAAAAAGTGGAATTTTTAACTGACTTAGTATTGCAGGTATTAAAGAAATAAATGCCAGAGTTAAACGCTAACATCCCACCAATAGATTGTTATGTCAGGGGTAATTTTCTACGCAATCAAGAGGATAGTCACGATAAGTACTTTCCTTGTGTGATCTTTGGAGTAAGTAGCGTACAAAATAGAAGTCCACTATTTCATTTTATGATGGAAGATGGTGGCCTGTGGTGGCGTATGCCAATCAATGCCTTCTGTAAGAAGCCAGGCGTACCTGAGGAAAGTTTATATAACCTAGTATTGTGGAACTCTTTTAGTCCATACATAACAGCTACCAAGTTTAGTAACTTAGCAAACCTAAGCCTTCATTATGTGGACAGGAATAAGACTAAGGTAAATGGTAAGTATTTATTTACCCTTGACTGGCATAACCCTGACTCTAATAGATTAGATGATGGATACTCAGAAACACCTGATGAACACAAGTGCGGTCACGTTATAGAGCGAGATGATGGCAACTTTGCTATCCAGCCTAACAATAGAATATTTGTTTTTGAACCATCATATACAACTAAGTATGGAGATCCACTAATCCACAGGATCATCAATGATCGCAAGTGGGATGTTGAAGATAAGAAGAAGTGGGTTACGGAGGATTCAAATGCCTTCCACTATAATATAGAGACAAAGAAAGAAAATGAATGAGATTAAAGAAATTTACAGCATCCTTATTAATTGTAGCAAGTCTTAGTCTATTAACTAGTTGTGGCTACCAAGGTTGGATGCGTTATCCCTGCCAAGAGTTTAAGAATTGGGAAAATCCTGAGTGTAATCCGCCTCAGTGTTTAGCAGTAGGACAGTGTACTAAAGATTTAATACCAGAGTCAGTAGAGGAAAGCAATGACAAGACAACGACTAAGCGCTGAAGAGTTACACGCTAGATTAATAGTTGCTATCGGGATTATATTAGCAATTGTATTTGCTGGTTCAGTATTCTCTTTACTATATGCGTTCTTATTTATTACACAACCTTTAGGTGAACAAGCACCAAATGATAAAGCTGCTATTGATCTAGTATCAACTCTGTGTGTGTTCCTTACGGGAACCCTTGCAGGAATCGTATCCGCCAATGGACTAAAGAGTAAGAAAAGAGATGAGGATGACAAATGAAAATACTTGCAAAGAGGGCAACTCCTGCTGCGATAGCTGTGCTACGCCAAGCAACAGCCTTGTATCCGAAGCGCAAGAAGCTGTCAGACGGGCTATTGCCTTCATCGGCACACATTAAACAAAGCCCTAACTCAGATCACAATACTGGATTAGCAGTTGATTTAACCCACGATCCTAAGAATGGTGTGGATTGCGTAGAGATATTTGAGAAGTTAAAAGAAGATGCAAGAGTTAAGTACCTAATATTTCAGGGAAAAATCTGGTCTAAAGAAAAGGCTAAAGAGGGTAACCGTACCTATACCGGTAGTAATCAACATAATAAACATTTACATATTTCTATAAACGATGGGTCAGCAAATGACACATCACCTTGGTTCTGGTGGATGAATCAACCTAAGACAATCAATACTTTGATTGCCTCGGTTATGACTACACCAGCAAAGAAAGCATATAAAGTCCCAGTATGTACCTGTTGCAAGGTGCATAGCAAGATAAAATAGAAGGAGAGAAAATGAACCCAGCGTTCAAGCAAGCAGCACTAAGTTGGTTCCGAGCAGCAGCCGCAGCAGTAGTTGCGCTGTATATAAGTGGAGTCACAGATCCTAAGCAATTAGGTTCAGCAGCATTAGCAGGTCTAGCAGGACCATTATTGAAGTGGCTAGATCCATCAGCTACAGAATTTGGTAGAGGCTCTGAGTAATTAACTTTACTGCGAGGCTATACAGAGGCCACCCTTTAAACGGGGTGGCTTCTTTTTTTATGCCTATTTACTGGGATCATCTATTGGACAAGGCACAATTATTAGATTGCCACAATTAGCACAACTAGCATCTAACATATACCAGGATATCTCAAAGTTATCAAAGGTAGCTAGGATAGAAAATACCTTGGAACCGCAAGGACAAGCGTGTAGTGGACCGAGAGATCTAAGATCTGTACCAAATTTAGGTGGGAGCTTATCTTTATTTTTCCGCAGGGTAGGTAGACGGAACATACTCTGGATTACCGTTGCGGCGCTCAACGCGCCGCTTCTGGTTTAACTCGCCTCACGGCTCGTAGTATACCCATTATCCATCTAGTAACCGATAACATCGTATTCGCGGCGTGTCCAACTCACTTACTGATACTTGTCAGTGGTTGGTGTTATCATTTACCTAAGATAAAGGAAGGCAATTATGACGGCAATTGTTGGTATACAAGGTAAAGGTTGGGCTGTGCTTGCAGCAGACTCAATGACTACCTATACCGATAGACCTTACATAGCTAAAGGTTACGACAAAATAGTTAAGGTCAACGAGTATTTAATTGCAGTTGCCGGTGATGCACTGGCTGGAGATATTCTTAATAACTTATGGCAACCACCTAAAGTAATTAAGACACAAGATCCTGATAGGTTTGTAATGATCAGGGTATTACCATCTATAAAACAAACACTAACTGATGCAGGTTATGATCCTGCGCCTAAAACTAAGAATGATGATGACTCAGGTTGGGATGCTTTACTTTGCTTTAACGGAAAGTTATTTCAACTTAGTGATGACTATGGGTATATGCGAGATGACAGAGGTCTGTACGGCATAGGCTCAGGTGGTGGGTTAGCTCTAGGTGCTCTAGTAGCAATGGATGCTGAAACTAAAACCCATACAAAAGCAACGAGTGCTGCAAAGAAGGCTGTCAATATTGCTATAGCATACAACGTATGGTGTGGTGGAACGCCTAGTATCAAGACACAATTTACTAAGTAAGGATAATAAATGAGTGAGATCTATTGGCATTTACAGTGGTATCTATTAGACTTAGAGATGTACAAGTTTATTTTAGAGTGTTTTATTGAATGGGGGTTATAATGTATTTCAAGTTTATGTATCTAATATATAAGACTTCTGCTAAGCAGATAAGAAAAGGTTTAAACAAACGCTATCCAAGTTATACAGTAGCGCTTAGACAAGGAACTAGTGAGCGATCCTAAAGAATTATTACTCCAGGTTCTTAGAGATAAGGATGCTGGTAGAGCTAGATCTAAGCAGACACAGGTAGGTCCATCTGAGTTAGGTGGCTGTCGGCGTAAGGTTTGGTATCGTCTTAATGGTAGAGATGCAACTAATGATAATGAATTAAAGTTAGCTGCAATTATGGGTACTGCTATCCACGCTGAGATTGAGAAGGCTATATCCGCTCTTGATCCAAAGGGTGAGAAGTATTTGGTTGAAACAGAAGTTGAGTTCGGTGATATGAAAGCTCATATAGATTTATATATACCTGAAACAGGAGATGTGATAGATTGGAAAACCGTTAAGGTTAAGAATCTATCCTACTTTCCATCGCTACAACAGCGTTGGCAAGTACAGGTGTATGGCTACTTACTTGATAAGTCTGGCAAGGGGAAACCCAGAACTGTTAATCTAGTAGCCATTGCCCGTGATGGTGATGAAAGAGATATCAAAGTTCATTCAGAACCTTATGATGAATCACTAGCACAAGATGCTTTGAATTGGTTATCAGCTATTAAAGAGAGCGCAATTGCACCAGAGCCAGAGCGCGATCAAAACTACTGCAAGTTCTATTGCAAGTACTTTGATGAGTCGGGCAAGATTGGATGTACTGGTATAAAAAAAGAACTTATCAAAGGGGATGAGATATTCATAGACAACCCAGAGGTTGACACATCCGCTTTGAAATATTTACAATTAGATGCAAAGATTAAAGAGTTAACTGATCAACGCGAGTCAGTAAGGACATCGCTAGAAGGATTTACTGGACAGACTAACAGTGGTGTATCCATAGTATGGAGCACTATTACTGGTCGCAATTCAGTAGATGCCGATGAGGTAGAAAAACTCCTCGGCTTTGTACCAAAAAAACAGGGACAGGAATCATTAAGATTAACTGTCAAACACACCGGAGGTAAGTAATGGCTGCAAATGCAACAACAAAGATACAGGTTAACTACGGCAAAGATGGTTCACTTATAAATATCTATGCCGATAACGCTAAAGAATTAGAAGAACTGTTAACAGCAGTTCAAGATACAGCAACTCTAATAGAGTCTGTTGGTGCCTCACTAGGTAGAGCTAATGTAGCTCCTAGTAATGGCGGAGGTGCTATCTCTTATGCTAAGAAAGCATTAGGTGCTACCGCAGTATCATCAGATGCAGGTGGTGACACAATGACAGATAAGTATGGAACTGTTTGGACATACGACAGAGCTGATGCACCTGATTGCATTAACGGCAAGATGGTATTTGCTGTTGGTATTTCTCAAAAGGGTAAACCATACAAAGGTTGGTTTGATCCAATGAAAGGTCCTAAACCGATGCGTAAGCCTGAAGGCTATGCACCAGTTGATCCTATCTTTTTAAAATAAGTTATGCGGGTTCCTTGGGAATTTGAGAACCCATTATGTTCTGAGGTGGATACAGAACTATTCTTCCCTGATATCGGTTCTAGTAGTCAGGCATTTAATGCTAAAAGAATATGCAAAATATGTCCTCATATTGCCGAGTGTTTTGAATGGGGATTACACAAAGAAAGATTTGGCGTTTGGGGCGGAGCAAGTGAGTTTGACCGCAGAAAACTAAGAGCTAAATTAAATATAAAGATTCAAGAGGAGAACGTTGCTTAATTTAAATAGGGCGTGGCGTGGGTCAACCACTAATGCAACACCACTACCTGACGTATGGGCTGATTTAGCTAAGAAGCAGATCAAGTTTCGTAGAGGTCAGGTATGTATGATTGCAGCCGCACCCAATGTTGGTAAGAGTATGTTCGCTCTTATCTACGCAATTAAAGCAAGAGTTCCTACTTTATTCTTTTCAGCAGATACAGATACAGCAACAGTGATGATGAGAGCAGCCTCTCACCTATCAGGACACAGCCAACTTATGGTGGAAGCTAATCTAAATAGTAACCGTCATTACTACGATAAGCATCTAGACAATTTAGAAAACATACAGTTCGTCTTTGACTCATCACCATCATTAGATGATATTGAGTTAGAGGTTAGAGCCTATGTTGAATTGTTTGGTATTCCACCTGAGTTGGTTGTTATAGATAACCTGATGAATGTTGCTGCTGAATCTGATAATGAATGGGCAGGTCTGCGAGCTATTATGGTGGAGTTCCACGATATGGCTCGCAAGACTGAAGCCTGTGTATTGGTATTACACCACGTTAGTGAACAGACTGAGTATGGAAAGACTACTGAACCACCTGCTCGTAGGTCTATTCACGGTAAGGTATCTCAACTACCAGCGCTAATACTTACTCTTGGCTTTGATCCTTATAATAAAATATTAAAGGTAGCAGCAGTTAAGAATAGGTTTGGTCCACATACTGCCGATGGCTCTGATCATATTGGTTTATTTGTTAACTATGGAATATGTCAGATCAGTGACTCAGATGCTTTGGGTATGATGTATAGAAGAGATGCGGTGTTTAATGACTCCAAGGTATAACAAGACCAAGGGTGCTCAGTTTGAAGTTGATGTAATGAAATGGTTTAGGAAGATGGGAGCAGTAGCTGAGAGGCTACGTCTATCAGGGTCAGAAGATGAGGGTGATCTAGTAGTTATAGTTGCCGGTGAGACTTTTATCTTTGAGTTAAAGAATACTAAGAAGTTAAATCTAAAGGAGTTCTGGGATGAAGCGCAGAAAGAAGCTGCTAATTATTCTAAGCATCGCGGTATTAGTCAGCCTCTTAGTTATGTTTTATTCAAGAGAAGAAACGCAGGAATAGATAAGGCTTGGGTAATCCAAGACCTAACACAATGGCTAAAGGAGAAGCAATGA